AACATGGCTTTTGAATCTATAAACGATATTAAGAATTTTCAAGCCAAGGCGTCTGCCGATAATACGACTGAGCTTCAGAATGACTGGGGTCGGGCTTATGACGAAAACCTTTCTACAGCTGTCAGGGCTTTTAATCAGTTTGCTACTGACAAGGATCGTGAATATCTTGCTACGAATGGTCTTGATTCGAGTCCTACCTTGATACGAATGTTTCATCAGATTGGGACTCAAATGGGTGAAGGTAGTTTTACTGGTCAGGTTAATTCCGACAGGTTTCTCAGTCCTGCTGTTGCCCAGACAGAGATCGATGCGATCCGCAGTGATCCGAGTCATTCTTTACATGAAGCTTATAATTCGGCTGAGCATCGTGATCATCAGAAAGCTATTGCCGAAGTAGAGAAGTTATATGAGCTTGTTTATCAGGAGGAATAATGGGAGACGGCAAACCGATTACGTGTCGTCAATGCACTCATTATGTCGATGATGGTTGCGAGGCATATAAAACTGTTGTATACAATCCTGATTTAGTGTATATGTTGTGTCCAGCCTCAGATAGAATTCAGTCTCCTCCTGAGGTTGGCTCTCCTTCGTTTGTGGTAGGTCTTGGAGAGAAGGTTGCTGCTAAGGCACGACCTTCTCCTAAGACTTCAAAGCGGAAGGGAAAACGAAAAAAGAAACCCGTATCTGTCGGATAATTTCTTTTTTATAGACTGACCCGATAACCCTTCTAGGGCCGGAACCTTTTTTGAGGCTTAGCCTCGGAAGAGCCCGAACGATCGGCTAACTCTTCTAATTTAATAATCTAGCTATAAGGAGTTAGCTGATGTCCACTCAAATCACCAAAGCGTTTGAGCAAGACTGGGCGGATACGTTCATCCATCTTTCTCAACAGAAAAACTCCAAGCTTGCCAATGCGGTACGCATGGAAAGCGTAAATGACGCTAAGGCCTTTCATTTCGATAGGTTAGATAGTGTAATTATGCAAAAAGCTGTGAGTCGTCACGAAGATACTCCATTAACAGAGGTCCCTTACAGTCGAAGGCGTGTTACCTTTAACACCTTTAGAGCTGCTGATCTTATTGATAATCCTGACCGAGTCAAGATGTCTAAAGATCCTACCAGCCCGACTATGAAGACTTTGTTGATGGCTCTTAATCGTCAAAAGGATGACGAAATTATTGCTGCTGCTTCAGGCAATGCTTATTCAGTAAGCGATAGCGATGTTGCTTCATCTGTAAGTTTGCCGAGTGCGCAACAAGTGGCTCATGGTTCAGCCGATTTAACAATCGCTAAGATCATTTCGGCTAAGAAAAAACTGCTTGATTCTGATGTTGATCCAGATGCAGAGCCTCTGTATTTTGCTATTGGGCCAGCGCAGTTAGAAGCTTTACTTGGTACTACTCAAGTAACGAGTTCAGATTATAATTCTGTGAAAGCTCTCGTAAATGGAGAAATAAATACGTTTATGGGTTTTCACTTTATTGTTTCTACTCGCCTTGCTGTTGCTTCTAGTATCCGTAAGTGTCTTGCTTGGGCTAAATCTGGTATTGGTCTTGCCATGAATGGTAATGCTAAATCCCGTATTACGGAACGTTCTGACAAGAATTACTCTACTCAGGTTTTCATCGAAGCTTCAATGGGTGCTACCCGTATCGAAGACGAGAAGGTAGTCGAAGTCTCTTGTGATGAATCTGCGTAATTAATCTTATAAATAAGGAGTAATTCAAATGGCTACAGCAAAAGGAATCGAGATTACAAAGCTCGATGCTACTCCGCGCGGCCTCATGGAAGCAGGAAGTGGCACGGGTAAATTGCGTGTGTTTATGGACACGATTGCTGCTGCAACTACCGACATTGATGATGATGATGTCATCATGCTGGCGGAAGTTCCATCCAATTCAAAAATTATTAGTATCAAGCTTTATAATGATGACTTGGATGGTGGCAGTGGTTTAGTAACCGACATTGGTCTTTACAATGGCGGCACTAAGTTTACTGATACTGATGGCAGTGCAACTGCATATGCTGCGGAAGCTGTTATTGATAGAGATTGTTATGGCACTCTATCAACTGACTTGCGAGCTGCTGTTACGGCTGGCACAGAGTTTCGTTTCGAAACCATGAATATCAACACGATTGCTAATTTTGTTTGGGAAGACGCTGGCCTGACTTCAGATCCAGGGGTTCCCTTACGTGTTGCTTTGACGATTGAAACGGTTGCTAGTTCGGCGGCTGCTGGTGATATCACCATGGTTGTTCAGTATGTAGTTAACTAACATATTGGGAGATGTTGGATTATGAGTTCTTTTACTCAAATGGCTTCCAATGCTCTTCAACAGCTAGGCGCTGCCCCGATCTCGGATATAGCCGAGAATACGGGGCGCGCCAAGCGTGTTAATGCTATTTACGAGGATGTTAGGGATGCTGTGATTAGGGATGCTAAGTGGAACTTCGCTCTTGAGCGTGTTCAGTTGGCAGCGCTTGCTGATGCTCCAGCCTTTACTTGGTCTAAGCAACATCAGCTTCCTGAAAATCCTTATTGCCTGAGAGTCGTTCAGGTTTATTCAGGCGATGATCGCATTGACCATGTCGTTGAAGGACGTAGGGTTCTTTCCGATTATTCTACTATCAATCTTTTATATTTAAAAAGGGTTACAGATCCAGCTCAATTCGATGCGTTGTTTATTGAAGCTTATGAGGCTCGTTTAGCGGCTGAGTTGGCTATATCGATTACTGGATCTCGTGGTCTTTCTCAGGATTTTTGGAAGACTTATGATACAAAGATTATGAATGCTAGGCTTGTTGATAGTCAGGAGGGGACTCCTGCTGCCATTCAAGCCAATACTCTAGTTGACGTTCGCCGTCGCACATTTGTTGTTGACGACCAGAATATTACTGTCCCGTGATGAATGGCAAAATCATTTTCTATATATACCCATTTCAATACTGGGGAAATTTCAGATCGCCTTAAAGGTCGGGTAGATCTTGATAAGTATAAGCACGGCTGCGAAACGATGGAGAACTTTCATGTTCTTCCCGAAGGTGGTGCTAAAAGGCGTGGTGGCGTTCATTATGTTGCCGATGTAAAACCTACCTCTACGGGTTCCGAGTTAATGCCCAACGGAACCTTTGCGAGTAATATTACAGGCTGGACTGACAAAACTGTTGGCTCTGGTGCTTCTATTGCTCATGCTACAAATTTAATGAATATCGTTTCAGTCGATGCCAGTAATTATGGTTGGGCTGAAGAAGAGATAGTCACTGTCGCAGGCCAGCTTTATATCCTTGGCTTTGTTGTCGGGACGGGTGCGATTAGCCTTCAGATAGGAACGGCTACTGGTGGTGAACAGATTTTTGCTTCCACCAGTATGGCTGTCGGGACTTATAGCACGGTTGAGTTTCGTGCTTTGACTACTGCTACTTTTATAGGGTTTAAACATACGACTGGCGCGACTCACACGTTGGATGAAGTTACGTTGAAGAAGGGTGTGACCGAGGCGGAGGTTCGATTGGCTCGCTTCCAGTTTAGCGATACCCAGTCTTACATACTTGAGTTTGGTAATCTGTATTGTCGTTTTTATAAAGATAACGGGAGGATTGAACAGAGTGGTATAGCTGTAGAGTTGGCAACGCCTTACCCTACTAGCGTTTTATTTGATCTTATGTTTGCCCAGTCTGCCGATACGATGTTTATTTCTCATCGTGATTATGCTCCAAGGCAGATTGAGCGTACGAGTCATACCGCGTGGACAATTAATGAGACTGCTTTTATCAGCGCTCCGAATTCTTTTGTTTCTGTTGCGGAGGCTGTTAGCAACGGGACATTTCGTGACAGCTTAACTGGATGGACTGTAATTTCCGGCGATGACGTAACTCCCAACGGTTTCGATGTCGATCTTAACAAGACTGGGACTAATGCTGTTATCCAGCAAGCGGTTACTGTTGATTCTGGGCAGGAGTACGAATTGACGTTTAATTTTATAGACCATACTCAAACCACTTCGACTAATAAAAAATTAACGGTTCAAGCTGGTAGCACTGCTGGTGCTGTTGATCATCTAGCTTCTACGATTGTTGATATAGGACAACATGCTTTTACTTTTACACCAGGAGCCGCTACAACTTATCTTCGCTTTTCTAATGTTCAAACTGGTACTGCTAGTGTTGGTGCTATTAGCATGAGGCGTACTTCTGGTGGTACGGTTGACGCTAATACTTATCCTGGCACTGTCACTTTTTATGAACAGAGATTATTTTGGGCTGGTTCACATAACCATCCTCAGACTTTTTGGGGTTCGCAGACTGGCTCTTATTTAAATATGGATGGTGCGACTGCTGATGCTGATCACGCTGTTCAGTTTTCGGTAGCTGCTGATTCTTTGGATGCTATTGTTTGGATTGGGAGCGCCCGTGATCTTATTCTTGGCTCTTATGGATCTGAGCATTCTGCTAATGGCGGTGTCGATAATGCGATCCAGCCAGCGAGTATTAACGTGACTCTTCAATCTGCGTTTGGTTCTGAAAGAATAACGCCTGTGAATGCAGGACATGCCCTGTTGTTTGTTTCTCGTGGAGGAAAGAAACTGCGTGAATTTGTTTTTAATTTTGACGTTGATGGATTTAAAGCTCCTGACCTAACTTTGCTTGCTAGTCATATTACCAATACTGGAATTACCCAATTAGCTTATCAACAGGACCCTGATGCTATTTGCTGGTGTTCTACTAATGCTGGTGAGTTGATTGGCATGACTTATTTGGCTGACCAGAATGTTATTGCTTGGCACAGACATCCGCTTGGTGGGACTTTATCTACCGTTGGATCTGTTGCTTCGATTCCAGATACAACCAAGGGCGAGGATCAGGTTTGGGTTTCTGTTAAGCATATGGTAGGTGGTGTTGATTCTCGTTATATTGGGTATGTCGATCCTGATATTTTTGTGGATCATGGGGCTGAATTAAATGCTCCGATTACTATATCTGGGGCTACGAAAGCTGATCCTGTCGTGATTACCGCAACTTCGCACGGGCTTTCTAATGGGAATTTGGTTGATATTGAAAATGTGGTTGGAATGACTGAGTTGAATAATGTTAGATATACTGTTAGTAGTGTGACTACTAATACTTTCGAATTAGAAAGTATTGAGCCTACGCCTGTTGATATTGATGGTACTGGTTATACAACTTATATTTCTGGAGGCGAGGCACGGTTATGTGTAACTACGCTTTCAGGTCTTGATTATCTTGAGGGGGAGAGTATAGATATTGTTGATAGGGATACGGTTGTTTATTCGGATGTGACAGTTAGTGCTGGTTCGGTTACTATTCCTAACGGGGAATTAGTTTCTAGGGTTTATGCTGGTATAAATTATACTTCTACGTTGAAGCCTGTGCGTCCCGAGTTTGGTTCTCCGCAGGGAATGACTCAGGGAAAAAGGAAGCGTTGGAATAAATTAGGTTTGCGTTTAACTGGTACTCTTGGTGGTACTGTTAACGGGGATAATATAGAATATTTGGAGGATCAGGTTGTTACGGATCGTGGTTTATCTCTATATACTGGAGATAAGATGATGGATACTACAGATTGGGATGCGGATGGATTTGTGACTATCGTTCAAGATCAGCCGTTACCGTTCACAATTAACGCTGTTTTTGGCGATCTCGATATTGGAGAGATTTATGGGTCAGACGAATAGGCGTGTTGAACCATATACAGTATTTCATTCTATGTTGTTGGATTCGCGTGCTGGGACTAAGCATTATCATCATAAGATCGACCCTGATAGTAGTTTTGCTGGTGTCGTTGATGCTGATCGTGTCATCTGTCTGGCTGGCGTGCAGCCCTTATGGGGCGGAGTTGGTTACGCATGGGTAAGATTTGCTCCTGACTCTCATGATCATAAGATATGGCTTTATAAATATATAAGGATTTATCTTAATCATCTGGTTTTGAAGTATAAGTTTTGGAGGGTTCATGCCACGGTTGCTTGTAATCATATGGCTGGTTGCAGCTGGATTGAATCTCTTGGTTTTGAGCTTGAGTCCACATTGGTAAAATACGGCCCTAGTAAAGAGGATCATTATATGTATAGGAAGTTTTATGAAGTCTAAAAAACGTAGTTTATTTTCTCTGATTTACATGACGCTTGTTGTTGCCTTCCCATGGTTGGCGGCAGCTGTTGTTATGTCAGTTGTTTCTGCTGGGGTGGCTATTTATTCAGGTTATCAGCAACAGAAGATTGCCAATGCGAATGCTGCGGCTAAGCGTATGCAGGCACAGCGCGAGGAAGCGGCTGCTAAGAGAAATGCTCAGATTGCAGCTCAGAGAAGAAAACGTGAGCGTGGCAAAGCTACTGTTGCCTTTGCAGCTTCCGGTGTAGATATGAGTTCTGGTTCTCCGCTCATTGTTGAGGCAGAGGATGATTATCAATCTGAAATCAACGAAGCTACTATTATCGCTCAGGGAGCCGATACGGCTTGGCGATCCAGATCTGCGGCACAAATTGATGTTGCTAAGGGTAAGGCTGCTGTTACTGCTGGTTATGGCAGGGCGGCTGGATCTCTTGCTTCTGGGGCTTCACTTTTAGCATAATAAAGGATAATGCCTAAAATACCACGTAGTAGAGATTATTACGAAACATTTAAGCCGTCAGCGGCTCCAGAGATTCCGATGGGTCTTGCAGACTATTCTGCATGGAGCGATGCCTTGGATAAGGGTGCGGCTTTTGCGGCGAAGAAATACCATCAGAAAAACAATGAGGAGGCTAAGCTCGCCATTAATGCTTATGCTAATTTTGCTGCTGAGACTGGGGCTGAGTACGAACGTATGCCTTATGAGGATAGCACGCTTCAGTCAGGGGGAAGGCCTGTTCCTCTGGCAGAAAGATCTGAGAAAAGAAATTCTGATTTTGAGCGTGCTTTGAAGTCTAGGTTGCCAGACTCGGATAATTGGTCATCTGCTAATCGGATAGCTCTTGAAGCTGTTACGCAAAATGCTACGTCTATGAACAGGAGTAAAACGAAGTTACTGGAGTCTAAAACGCTTGTTGCTGCCCACCAGGCTAATTATTCAAAGTGGGAAGAAAATACGCTTAAGCGTATTCGTAGTATCAATCCGGGGGATAATCTAGATAAGATCTTTAGAGAAGCAAAAGGTTCTTGGGATTTGCGTTTAGAGGATGCTAATGCTGGTGGTTTAATGGAGAATCCTAAACAAGTTCAGGAATCTAAGTTAGCTTTTGATTCTCGTGTAGTTAAAGCTTTATTCGAGAGGTATGAGGGTGTTTGGTTTAGTAGGATGGATGAGAGTTCCATGACAACGACATCTGATTTAGAATCTACTATTACGGACTCAATGAGCGATCAAGAGCGCAAGGCTGCTGGTGTTTATGGCTCTTATATGGAGTTTTATAGAGATGTTAAAAATAATGGTCGTATCGCTGGCTATGATATTAATGCCTTGTCTCCCGATAAGAGTAATTTAGAGCTTGCGAAGGAATCGCATGATCGTATTTTTGGGAGATTAACCAAGAATAGGGTTGCTCGTAAAACTGCTGCTACTGCTAATTTTAATGCGGTATTTAATGGATACATGGATCGAGCTACCAATGAACAACGTGATTTTAACGAGATTGAGATGAATCACATAAAAGCCTCGGCGAATGCTGCTGGGGTTAGGCTGTCTTCTCATTTCTTTAATTTTCGCAAGAATGCTCAATCTAAGCCAACACTTGCTCAGGAACACAATAATTCTCTCCTTGAGTATGAGTTTGAGAAGATAAAAACCGATGCCTTGAATAGAGATGTTGAGCCTGATTTTACAGCTTTTACTCTCAGGGTTGTGAAGGAATATGATGCTGGGTTTTTGCATTTGTCTGATATGAAGTCTGCTTTTAAAGAGTTGGGAATTGCTCGT